CTTGTAGTGTTAAATCACCACCTTCTGTGTCTATGCCTATTGCACTTGTACCAGCTATAATACCACTTACAGGAGCAGTAGAGTTTTGCGCATTACCGATAAACATATTAGGATTTTTTACAACGAGGTTTGCGTTTATAGTTAATTGGCCTGCAGGAACATCAACTGGATTTGATGTAACATTTGCATCAGTCTGGAATGTAAACGATGTAGCATTAGATGTAGCACCAATTATTGGCCAAGTACCGTCTAGATTAGTTTTTGTACTTGAGCCAATATTAATTGTATCACCTACATCGATACCAAGTGTTTTTGGTGTGTATGTAAATGTTAATGTTGCTCCACTTAAAATAGTACCAGTTGTATTGTTGCTTAAATAAATGTAATCACCTGTAACACCGCTTACTGTTGTGTTTGCAGGGATACTACCACTTCCAGTTACAATCATTCCTGCAAGTACACTAGATGTATCATCTAATGGAATTTCGTTTAATCCGTTGTCAGTTGGATCATTTGTGGTAGCAGTTATGCTTTTTAAATTACCTACAACATTTTGACTTGCACTAGCATCATATCCGTCTAAAAATGGAAATAAGTTTCTTGTACCTTCTGTACTACCTATATCGATATTAGTTGCATCGCCGCCAATATTTAAACTTGTGACATTATCATTATATACAGTACCACTACCTGTGCTTGCAGAAGTAAGTGCAGCAGCACCAACGTCTAATCCTTCTGCAAGATCAAGTGCTGTGCCCCATTCAGGTGTTTCACCGTTTGATTTTAAGATAGCATTGTTTCTACCTATAGATAATGGATTAAGTGTACCAGTTGTTTCTGCATAAAGCAAATCGCCTCTAGCATAAGAAGTAATATTTGTCCCTCCTCTGTTTACAGGAACAGGACTTGTTAAGTTTGCAGGATTAAGAAAGTATGCACTATCTAATGAATCCAGTGTACCAGCATCAACAACACCATCTTTAAGGAATACTTCGCCACTAGCATTAGCGTTTACATCAAATTGTGATTGTAAAAATTTTGAAACACCTAGTGTAGAGAATGTTCCGCCCGGATCAAGGTCAACATTATTGACACCAATACTAACAGTGCCGTAAAACTCTTGACTTACGCTATTGCCTACAAGTGTAATTGGGTTTTCAGTTGTACTTGCCTTTTTAAGTTTTTGTACAACAACAGAATATGCACTATCACCTCTTAGGAATGTGTCACTATTTGGAACACCGCTACCGCCAAGTCTACTTGGTGATATAATACCTGAAATAATATTTTCAGCATCAATATTTGTAACAGCGAGTGTATTCCAATTTTTCTTTAATCTACTTGATGTATTAATTTGACCTGTAACTTGAGCATTACTTCGTGTACTTCTAGCAGTACCAATTCCTACACTTGTTAAATCTTCTGGATTTGTTACAAGATCATTAATACTGCTTAGAGCATCACTGCGTAGAACGTGTAGTGTAAATGAGTTAGTAGTTACAGAACCAACAAAGAATCTAGAACCGTCTGGAATAGGATCGGCACCATCAACTATAGGTAATGCATTACTTGAACTACCGTCTGATAGTGTGTTTAATCTAACAGCATCGGCTGTTGTGTATCCGTGATTCTCGATAATAACGCTGTTGTCAGTTATGTTAACTGTACTTCTTGTCAAATTATGATTGTTGTTAGCAGGAGTACTTGCAAATTCTATTTTGTTAAGTAGTGCAAATCCTTCGTACAATTCAATTGTATTATTGTCTATGAATTTTGCATAAACAACTTGTCCGTTCAAAATACCACCGATTGGAGCATTACCTAATGTATCGTATTTTAATGGATCACCATTTGAGTATCCGTGATTTGGTATGGTAATTCTAAAGTTGGTATAGTCAACAGCACCGCCTGCGCCGGAAGAACCTGCTAAGAAGTTATGTGTGATAAAATCATCTAAGTTTATGTCTCGTGCCGTTTGTACAGCAGTGTTATCTTCTACAAAGTCAACACTTGAACTACTTGCAACAAAAAGTTCGCCGCCAATAATGTCAATGTAAGCACGTTTTTCAAAAGCAGTAACTTCTATCTGGAATCCACTTCCTGTGTTTCCTACACTACTAGAAGCTGCACTTAATAAATCTCCAATCGCATAACCTGTGCCGCCTGTTTTAATATCAACATCGGTAACTTGTCCCGCTGTGACTGTAATATCTGCTGTAGCACCCGTACCACTTCCTGTTACATTTGTTAATACTACATCGAGATATGTTTGGTTTCCTACTGTTGGAGTGTATAAAGTACCGCCTGTAATATTAGAATTATCAATACCTGATAACACACCTTCTCTCAATTCAGTTACTCTACCCTGAGCATTACCGTCAGCACTTCTTACAACACTGCCAACAAAACCGTCAGATACAGCAAAACTTGCAACGTCATCCGGATCTACATTTGAATATGTAAATGTTGTACTTGTTGGCGTACTAATAACTTGTCCATTTGTTTCAAAAGTTTCATTATCAGAACAGGTAATACTGATTTGATTACCAATTAAGAGATTGTGAGCACCGCTTGTTGTAGCAGTTGTAACATTTGAAGTACGTTCTAAGTTTGTAATTGTATTTGTAGTAAATGTATAATCATCTGTTGGATCTAGTATCAGGAATTGACTTGAATTAGAACTTCTTAAAAAGAAGTTGTCAATAACTTGACTTGATAGACCAATACCTGTAGGATATACACCACTGTCAACACCGTCAACAAAAATGTTGTTTCCAACACCAGTTTGGAATTGTGAGCCTGTACTATCGTCTCCAACAATCCATTCACCGCCAATACTTGCTACAAGAATGTTACCGCTGTTACCATATAGTCCTTTGGCATAACCAGTTGCGCCAAATGCAGTAGGTTGTGTAATAATAGCTCCGTCAGCAGCACTAATATTTCCACTTAGAGTAAGTTCTACTTGTTCATAATTTTCTGTAGCAATGTCACCAGCTTTCAAATCAACAGGTGGTATATTATCAACTTGTTCAAGTCTTGATTGATAACCTTGTGTGTTGGTATTTGTAAACTGACGTGTTGCTGGAATTAAGTCTCCATTAAGTTGTCCATTTGTGTTTAATTGAACAATGGCACCCGGAACAGCAGCAGTTGACACAGTTTTGTCAACAAAGCCTCCTAATCTATTACTAATAAATGCTCTAACAGCTAACTGAGTTGAAAGTCTTGCATTACTTGCACCACCTAGCTCGTCATCGCCTAAGTTTACACTTGTTGAAATTTCTTCAATTGCAACATCTGACAAACTTAGTCTCAAAGCATCAAGTTCATCAACCTGAACTTTGTTTCTAAATGTGATATTACCTGTTCTGTTAAACGCTGTAATAAAGTCACCAACTTTAAAGTCACCAAGTTCGTTTGTACCTGAAGAGTAAACACGACCGGGTAGTTCTTCAAACTGTTCAAATTCACTTTTTGTGTTACCGCCGTTTTGTGGTAATGCGTTATAGTCTGTACCTGAACCTGCATATTCCCAAGTGTGTGATGATGAGTTAACAATACTTGGTCTGTGGAACCAAACCTGATTTTCTGGTAAGGCTGATAGGTTACTTAAAGAACTACTACCGTCAGTTGCTTTAATAGCAAAAGTTGCAGTACCAAGTCCTAATTTAGATTGCGCAGCATTTACACCAATAGTGGTATTTGGTGTGCCAGCGTGATCTGCTGTAATAGTACTAGTTTCGTCGAATTGGATACGCAACAAACTTTGACCAACTGCTACTTGTTCTATACTAACTATAAGTTCTCTTATGGCAGGCTTCCAACTAAACACAATAGCAGCATTATTACTTGTACCTGTAACACCGGTAATCTGTCTACCCGGTACAAACTCATAACTCTCAGAACCCGATTCTAATTCTAATGTTTGATAAGTTGTATGCGAATCAGTAATCTCATTTACAAAGAATTCAATAACACCTGATAAAAATTTATGTGTACCGGTACTTGTAGCAAGAACATTAACATCAAAATCGCCCGATTCGTCAAATGTTAAACTAAATTCGTCATCATTAATAATTTTAATATAATATGTTTGTTCTGCATCTAGTCCTTGTATGACTGGATTGTTATCTGGATCATAAATTACTTTTTGTCCGTTAGTAAATCCGTGATCTACAATTGTAAATACATCAACATTTACGTTTACATCCGTTGAACCATTAAATGTACTTTCGGTAGCATTGGTTTTAAAATCGTTTGTAATATCGCCTTCTGAACTTACATCTTGTGCATCTGGTAAATCATCACCATCATTAATAATAGTTGTTACTATGTCAAATCTACTACCTACAAAATTTCGTGATGCTAATGACAGACTTGTAATTTCTGCTAATGTTAATGCCTTGGCTTGATTAATAGCACTTATAGTTTGTCTTTCTTGTCCACTAATACTAATCTGCGAACTATCGCCAATGTTTTTATTGTAGTAAGATAAACCAGCACTACGTGAATATCTGTTACCTGTATCCCAAGCATCTTTTGCAACAGCTTCAACAATCAGTTTTGTATCACGTAAACATTTTGAATTATCGTATGTAAAGTTATACCACTGTGCAGCATCTACTTGTGTTTCAATGTATGCGTTAACATTTTGTCCAATATTTTTTTGTGCTTCAGGATATAGTCTATCTTTATCTTCTACAAGTGCGGCTGAAACCCAAGTTGTACCTGGTTCAATTTTAGTTGGAGGAGTTGCACCATCGCTATCAACATAATCAATAATTTCTTGTATTCTATCTTTTGCAGCATTAGACGCATCGCTGCTACCTGCTGTTCCGGATGTGTCTTGAGTCAAAGCATTACCAGCGGATACTGTTACCGCTTGTTCAAGAATAACTTGACCGATAATTTCTTTTAATCTTGCGTAAGAAGCTAATGTTGCATCTTTTTGACCATCAGCAAGTTGTTTTGTTGTACCAACAAAATATTGTATTGCTGCATCAAAAGTTTGTAAATTACCACCGTATGTTAGATCATATCTCAATGCATCTAAAATTAATCCTATATCATTTTCGCACTGAGCAACATCGTATGAAAACGTAGATACAAATGGTGATATTTCTCCAGCAACTTGTACAGCAATCCAGGCAGTAATTTCTTTTATAAGAAAATTTCTGTTGCTTTCTAATTGCGTTCTGGCATCTCCGTAACCTGCCAGGTAGCTACTATTATATCCAGTTGGATCAGTAAGTCCAGTAACACCGACACCTTCAATAGTAACACTATTAGCAGCTGATGTTATAAATGTATGTGCAGATGTTTCGCTACTTGTTCCAACGTTTACAGTAATGGTATCAGATGTCACAGCAGAAATTGTCAATGCTGTTTTTGATGCCGGATCAGTTGATCTTGGATATGTTACTTGAGCAGTGTTGCCATCTGATGCACAAGTAAACGTCAAACTATTATCAGCAATAATTATCGATGTACCTACGGTCAGATTGTGTGCACCGATATTAGCAACTAATATTCCTGTGTTAGGATCGTATGTTGTTCCTGTAGTTGGTGTAAATGTTTTGTCATTATCTAAAATTTCAATAATTTCGTCCCAAAGTGCGTTAACACGAGAGTCATATGTAGATTGTTGTGTAATATTAGTTGTAAACGATTTTGCTTGTGTAAATGCTTCTATGTGTTGTGCTTTTTGTGCAGCAAACAAGGCAGAAGGAAATCTACCGTTAAAATATGTAAGTGCAGAACTAACTGATCTATAATTAGTATCAAATGCAGCATCCCACCTGATAGCATCTACTAACAATCCTACATCTCTAGCACATTTTGTTTGATCATACTCAAATGATGCCCATATACTTGGCGATGCTGCTGCTATTTGTTGATTGATCCAAGTAACAGTATCTGCTGCAATTTGATCTTTTTCAACTAGCAATCTTTCGTATGCTGTTTTATAATCGGCTTCTCTGAAGCGTAAAACAAATTCTTCAACTGGTGTATCTCTGTTGATACCTACAATACTAACTGTCTGTAAACCTTCAAAAGCACCTGTACCTGTAACAAATGCACGGTCAAATTCAAATGCTTTTGGTGAATAACCACTAGATCTCAACGCATACAATCCAAAGTTTGTAGCGGAGTTAGTAATGGAACAATAACCACCTGACTGACAATAAACACCATTTAGTAGGAAGATTTCAAAACAAGACACGATCTGTGCATAAGCATCGTTGGTTAGTCGCCACGCTGTACCACCAAATGATAGAATAGTAAAGGCGTTGGCAACCATTGATTTACCTTGCTCAGGTATTGCGCCAACTACTGGATTTTCTTGCTCTTGTGGAATAAAACCAATGTTCGGTGAAGTAACTTTGCTACCATCAATTTTTGCACCATTCATACCTAAGAAGGACAAAATTGAAGCATTTTGAATATAAGGTGAAGTAGTAATAAAAGGTCTTGTGTCAGGCAAGTTTGTATAATCAGCACGATCAGTAATATTAGCATCAAACGGATCATCAAATGCCACAGCATAATCAGCAGTAATTAAAGGAACTTGATTTTCGTCGACGCCATCACGGAATGTAAATTCACCAAAGTAACAAGCATTTCTAACACGTAAAATATCTCTGTTAGCGTTTGCAGGACGAATAATACAACCACGCAAACCGTCACCTTTGATAACTGTGTTATCTGGAACAATAATAGGGTTGTCCTCGGTATAGTCACCAACTGCAACTTTTACGTTTACTCGTGTACCATTAGTAGTGCCATCGGCATTGTAAATCAAACCTGAAGCAATTTGACACGCACGTTTTACAGTTTTAACTGGAGCACTTTGACCATCGTTTGCATCATCGCCTTGTTCGGCACTAACATAAACAACGTTACCGCCGAAAATATCTGCATCTTGGAAGAATAAATTTCCTTGTGCGTCTGTAGCTATAAGCTGACCAGTAGTACCTACTTGTGGAGGCAATGTAAGGTTGTACCCTGCGTCAAGCGTATCCGGAGATTTTAATGAAATACCATCAGCACCAGAACCTGTAAGTTCTTTGAACGTTAATGTATTTGCATTATTAATACTAATATCATCGTTTAAAAATATACCATTATCAGTAACTGACATTTTTAAGTCGTTGTTAACAGTTGCAGTAATTGCAGCTGATGTACTATCACCTAAGTCATCTACTTCTAATTGTGTATTTCCTTCAAATACTCTTCTTGTAATATCTTGTACAGTGTTATCATCACGCAATAGGTATACTTTACCATCTGCTGTGTTGATTGCTAATTCACCTGATTCTAATTGAGAAACTAACGGCTGTTTACCAGCCACCGCACTACGCTTGTGTCTAATCTTTGTTGCCATAAAGGCTGCCTCCTATTTAGGTACGGGTCAAGTCTATAAAGACGCCCAGTAACACGATATAAATCGTTCTATTGTTATTTATGATAGGAGTAAAAGTGGCAGCTTTATTAGAAGCTACCACCATCTATAGTGTCAGACCAAATTGGAGTCGCATCTGAATCGCTTGTTACAGTAAGTACTTGGAATGTTTCTGAAGCATCTGCTGTACCAGCTGCTGCTGTAACTTGCACTGTTCCTGTTCCTGCACCATACATAATACCATCTTCGGTAAGTGTACTTACGCCTGTACCACCGTGTATAACTTCTAAATCAGTAGTAAGTGAAAGTGTACCAGCAGCTATATCAGTTACAGTAATTTTGTTGTTAATTGCATCAAGCATTTCGGTACTATCATCTGCAAATATACTACCTCTAAATCCTGCTGCATCAAGTATACCAGTTACAAATAAGTTTTGATCAACTTGAACGTTTGTACTAAATGTACTTGTAGTTTCACTCAAACGTAGTTTTTCTACACCTGTACTACCAGCATCCATTGTTCTAAACACCATATCAAAGTCTTCTTGTGACCCTGTAATGTCTTGAGATACTATTTCAATTTGGCCGCCGATTTCAAAATTGTCATTTGTTGTTTCTAATTCAAACTTAATACCTGTACCAGACCCTGCAACAATAGCACCACTTATTGTATGATGTGCAAATGTCATCGGATATACAATGTCGTCAGCTGCACTGTCAGGAGCATTAGCAATAAGTTTTATAGTATCAGGTGTTTCGATTGTTTCGCCTTTGATAATGATTTTATCACTACCTAAGTTACCAATTGTTAGTATACCATTTGTGTTGCCGTTAATGTATCCATTTACGTGCAAGTTTTTACTAATGCCTACACCACCTGCTACTGTTAATGCACCTGTTGTTGTTGATTCGCTTTCTGTAACATTTGCGATACTTAAAGTGTTTGTTGCTGCAATATCAAAAGATGTACTGCTCAATGTAGCTCTAAGTACACCTCCAGTAAAGAAGTCTAGTTCGTCATTGTCTGCACCAGGATTATCTTCGGCAACAATTTTCGTATCTTGATCTACATCAATTACTCCGCCTAAAGTATTCCAAGCTATACCATCATAACCTTCAAATGCATTTAAACTAGTGTTAAATCTGATTCTACCTGTAACATTAGTTGGACGATCGGAAGTAGTACCTACCGGAATCTGTAAACCTGCTACACTATCTATAATAACAACTTCATTGCCAATTGTCATTGTGCCAGTAGCACCACCTATGTTAAGTGTAGTAGCATCACCAAACGCATTTACAGTTGTTGCTACTGTGTTTATTACATCAAATGAGGTAGAATCGGTTGTGATATTACTACCGTTAATTTTAGCATTTCTATCAGCAATCAAATCACGATCTGCTACAACGTCAATACCCGAATGTATATTTTGTTGAGCACTTATACCACCAGTGACTTGTACAGCACCAGTTGTGTTATCTGTAGCGTTTGTGTTGTTTAGAATAATTAATTTAGGTGTACTACCTAAAAGAATTTGTTCATCACCATCTGTAGTATAGATGTTTACATATTCACTGATGTTTTCGTGTATTCTAAAATTATTAATACTATCATCTGGAATATCGATATCTATTTTACCTGAAACAGTATGTTCGGATGTAGTTCTATCTGCACCTAGGTTTGCGTTTGCAGTAACAGTTAAATCAGTGTTTATAAACACACTGCCTTCAACACCAACACCGCCGTCTACAACTAATGCACCAGTGTCTTTGCTTGTTGATATTGTTTGGTTGGCAATAATAACACTTGGCTGCTCACCAAATGTAATTGCTTCTTCACCTTCTCTAGTATTGATGCTTATATAATCTTCAGTGCCTTCAGTAATACTATATGCTTGTAATGTTTCATCTGGTATACTAATATTAACATCACCGTCAAATACTAAGTTTCCGTTAACAGTTAGAACACCTTCTATTGTAACATCTGGATTAATTGTAACAGTACCTGTTGCAGCACCAATATTAATAGTGGTTGCCGCAGCTAACATATCTATGCTTTGTACACCTGTATTAAGGAATTCAAAACTTGTATTTGTACTTGTAATTGCATCACCGTTGACTGCTAAGTCTCCTGTCATACTTACATCGCCAACAATATCACCGCCTGTTGTTTTGTTCAAGTATCTTGCTTCAACATAATTTGAAACAGCTCTTTGTGTAGGTGCTGTTTGGAAATCTTGTGTGCCTAAACTTGATAACAATGCTTCGTTGTCACTAACCTCTTTTAATTCAACACCAACTGGAATACCGTTTCTAATAAACGGACCAACACTTGTCAAACCTTCTAGGTCAATTTCATTAGCATTTAAGCTGATACCACCTGTAAGTGCATTAACAGCAAAGAAGTTACCAACTCTAAAGTTACCAATTTGGTCAACTGTACCACCAGCAAATATTTTACCTTGATTTGATTCTACAATCTCAGTTTCAGGTATTGCTGTACCGCCAAAGAATGGAAGTGCATTGTAGGTTATACCAGCACCGACATACTCAAATGCGTGTCCACTTGTACTAACAGTACTAACATTATTTAAATCTGCAAGTTTATCTGTGGTTACACTAATAACACCAGGGAATACGTTGATATCAAAAATACCACCGTATACTAAGTTTAATGAACTAATGGCATTATCAACAATATCGTCTTCAGCATCAAGTATTGCATTTCGTTCTTGTAAAAATATTGAATTACCTAATGTTAAATTGTGCTCTCTTTCAAACCAATCGCCCATTGTTTTTGCTTCAATTGCATCAGCAACCCTAGCAATTAATAATTCTAGTTCGGCTCCAGGAAGTTCACCAGTTTCTAATAATGTACTTCCATCTGGTATGGTTAGTAGTTGTGTTGCTGGGTTACCAAAACTTTTTGTAACTGTTTCATTTTTTGAAACTTTGTTTACAATTGAAGCAAGATACTTATTTGCATATGCTGTGATACCCGTTTGATCTCCATAATCGCCTGTTATACCAGTAAGTATCGCACCATTATAATATGCTAATGCTGCTCGACGAGATTGTTTATCACCACCATACATCATATCGTATATTGCTGCATCAATAATATAACCTGTATCTCTTTTACACTTATCAATATTATATGAGAATCCTAAAATATTTTGTTCAATGTATTTGATTGTTTCTGTTTCATAATACGATTTTTGTACAAAAAATGATTCTGCTGCGTCTCTAGTTGCTTGGTTAATCCAGGTATAATTAGGTTCAATTTCAGCCGGTGTTCCAATTAAAGTTTGATTAGTTATTGCTGTTTTTAATATACCAATCAAATTTGTAAATGTTGTTCCTACTGCTGCATTTCCGTAATTGCCGCTCAATACTTGTGATAGACTATTTCCTGACTGTGGAATAACTGCTACACCTTGAATAGTATCATCAATTACACTTTGTAAATGGTTGTATGCTGCTACTGTAGGAGCAACTTGTTCATTTGGCAAGTATTGTGTACTACCTAGGAAGTATGCACGAGTTGCTATTAGTGTGCTAATGTTTGCTTCGTAGAAAGCATCGTGTACAATAGCATCAATAATATAGCCTGTGTCTCTTTTACATACTTCTTGATCATAGCTAAATCCATTATAAGTTGTGTTAATATAGGTAATTGTATCTGCTACAATAGTATCTTTTTCTGTTAATAAATTATTAACTCCAGCAATCACATCTGCATTTGCAAATGTTGCATAATCTGGCTTGACTTCTGTAGGCAAATTATCTAGACCGTCAGTTATAACATCTTGTATAATTTGCAACAAGTTAGCTGCGGTTGCTGCTTCTGTTGTAGTTCCTGCACCAGCAGTTGTATCTTGTGCTTCACTTGATTGCCAAGTATAATCAACTGCTTGATCTTGTATAATTTTATTTAATATAGTTGCTGTATATTCTAACGCTGTTGCAGTTTCTGCTTTTTGTCCTTCAACTTGTGTTTGTGTACCTACCCAATAGCTACGTGCAGCATTAAGCGTAGCACTATTGCCACCGTATAATATATCATATGTTAATGCATCAACAATATACTTTGTATCTCTATCGCATTTTGTGCTATTAAAGTTGAATCCAGTAAAAGTGTCTGCAATAAACTGTGTTGTCAAACTTTGTATACTTGACTTCTGTGCAACAATAGTGCTGTAATCTTGTTGCAGTTCTGATGTAGACCAAGTAACACTTGGTAATACTTCGTCACCTAACGGATTAACATTATCGTAGCCATTTATGTGATCAATAATAATATCTACCAATAATTCAAGTGCTGCACTTTCTGTTGCGGTTGCTGCACCGTTTGTGGTGTCTTGAGTTTCAGTGTTGCCAGTTGTAGGTGTTAGTGGAGTATTTGTGATAATTGCTGGAATCACAGTATCTTTTAAGTGTGTATAGGCATTAGTAGTTGGTGTTAGCTGGTTTACAGGAAGTTGTGCTACTGCACCTTCAAAATAACTAGCTGCTACTAGTCTAGTTGCTGAGTTACCACCATAAAGTATATCGTGTGATAAACCATCTACAATATATTTTACATCACGATTGCATTTAGTTTGATTATAACCTGCCGGCGGTGTGTTATCATTTACATATGCAACAATCTCAGCTGCAATAAAATCTCTATTTGCTTGTAATTGATCTTTTGCATCTTCTAGATCTTGGCTTGCACCAACCGGAGTAGTAAATGTTATAGCATCGGCTGCGGTATCTGTACTAACAACGCCATTTTCAAATATATCTATAACTTCATTCCACGATGCTAATGCCCTTGCTTCTCCAGTATCACTTAATCCTTTTTCGATTGTTTCTTTACGTGCAAACTTAAATGATTCGAGTGTTTGTAAACCTTGTGCTGCTTTGTTAGTTGCAGCGGTGGCTCTTGAGTAGGCTAATCCTGCTGTTACAGTATTATAGTTTGTTCCTAGTGCAACATCTTTTGATATTGCATCTAATATTAATCCAATATCTCTTTCACATTTTGAACTGTCATATGTAAAATTAACGTAATTCTCATTTATGTAAGCAACTGTTTCAGCAGCAATAAAATTTCTATTATTTTGTAATTGAGATTTTGTGTTTATTTCGGCTGTTGATGCAGTTGATGGATCTGTAAATGTAAGTGGATCAGCAGCCTGCGGTGTGCTTACTGCACCGTTTTGTATAATATCAATTACTTCGTCAAATGCTGCTTCAACATCTGATTGCGAGGGCGAATGTGTTGTTGCATCACTGGATCTACTTTTTGCAAAATTAATACCGCCGATTGTTTCTGTATTTTGATCACTTAAAACATATGCACTGTTTGCTCTTTGATATGATAATCCTGCTGTAACTGCATTGTAGTTTGTACCAAGCAATGTGTCATATGCTGCTGCATCAATAATAAGTCCGGTATCTCTTTCACACTTAGCACTATTGTATACAAAATATTGATTGTTAATAAATTGTACAGTTTCTTCTTGTAAAAATGCTTTATTTGCAAGAACTTGATCAACTCCATAAATTAGTTCATTACTTGCAGGACCAGGATCCGGGTATTCAATACCTACACTAGGTAATTGATCAAATTCTATAATATCAAGAATTATATCCCATTTTGCTGAAACATCGTCTCTGATTAAATCATTAGTTGTAACTGCTGCTATTCCTAATGTTTTTGCATATTTTAATGAAAGAATTGTAGCTGGTTTTTGTTCTGAATTTAGATATGCAACATTTGCACGTTTATATGCTGTAGCTGCCTGTATACTATTATGATTAGTACCTAATAGTATGTCACGATTAATTCCATCAACCAAGTAACCGATATCTCTTTTACATTTATCTTGATTGTATGTAAGTGTTGGATTATTTGCTAAATTATATGATATAGCATCAGTAATAAAACCGTTACGTCTAGCTTCAATAATATTTGCAGCATCTACCTGTAACGCAGGTTCGTCCCCGTATGTTGGATATGTTAAAGTTGAAGGCAATCTATCTAGTGTTACATTATCTATCATATCTTCAATGTTAAACAATAATGTATCTAGAAAATCAGCTTCACTCTGTGTTGCATTGTTGCTTGTAAAATCTTGACTAACGCCATTACCGGTTGTAGCTGTTACAGCTAAACCTCTAGCTACTCTACCTATTACAAATCTCATACGTGCATATGATTGTACGATAGCATTTCTATCATTAGGTGTTAAATCTGAAAATAAAGTTCCGTCTGCACCATTATCAAAATAATATCTAGCTTCTAAAACTGTACTACTATTACCGTTGTACAGGACGTCAAAGGTCATAGCATCGATTATTCTTTCAAAATCTAATTTGTAATTATCCACATCAAAACTAAATCCTGGAGCTTCTGCTGCTAGAAAAGTTGTAAATTCTGTTGTCAAAAAGTTTTTGTTTGCTTGTAATTGATCTTTAGCATCTGCTCTATTGCTATCAACTCCTGCGTGTTCAGGAAATACAATTACATTTGCCGAACTATCACCATCATCAATAATATTCATAAACTGGTTGAAGCCTTCTTTAACATTTGTTAATGCAATTGTACTTGCTTGTACTTCGGCTAGTGCTTCAAATTTTTCGCTTAGGAATCTAAAACTAGACAACAACATTGGTTTGAATCTAGTGCGTACTTCGTATTCTTGAGCAAGTCTAATAATTTGCTGGTTACTTTCTAACGCTGCAAACATTTGAATACCATTAATAAGTGTTGTCATATCACTAGTATAATCAGCTTGGTTATAACTTAGTTCAGTAAACTGATCATTAACATATGCTGCAACTTCTTCTACTATAAACTCTCTATTTTCTAAAACATTATTTTTTGCAGCAATTCTTGCAGGGTCGATAGTATTCAGATCGTTTAGTGTATTAGCAATATCATTTTGATTATCGGGCTGTACACTACTGTCCCCTTCATTAATTGTGCTTGTAATTATGTTAAACAAATAATCAATTTGCTCTTCCATTGCTAGATTAGTAGTTTCGGCCTTCATTCCGTCTCTAGCCGATTCAATACCAAAAACAGTTGGTGCCAATTGATCTGATAATACTTTACTTGATGTTGCTCTCAAGTAACTTGTTGCTGCTGCTTGTGATTGATAACTTGTGCCTAAAACAATATCAGCAGTGACAGCGTCAATAATCCTACGTAAATCTCTTCTACATACTACCTCATCATAAACAAAAGGTGGATTAATTTGATTAGTTCCAGTAATATAATAATAAAGAGGGTCACCTTCAAATTTAATTATACTACCTGTTTGTGGTTTGTCTCTTAAACTGTTTAGGGTTACTGTGACATTAGAGGCAAGATTAATTGTGCCTGTGGCTTGAGCAGTTGCTCCGCCTCCACTAAATGAAATTAAAGGGACACTAGTATAACCGCTACCTGCTTGTTGTATTGTAACAGCAGCTAGTTTTCCTGAAGTAGTGTCTATTGATGCAGTGGCAGTCGCTGTTACGCCTCCAACTTTTGATGGTCCTTCTATTACAACAGTAGGAGCAGAAGTATAATTTGCACCAGGTGTATTAATTGTAACACTTGCAACAGTACTAAAATAATCTTGCTGTGGTCTGGCAGTTGTATATGCTTGTGGATAGAATCCGTCTGCTTCAATACCTTTTAATCCAAAGTCACTTACAGAGTTTGAAATAGATAGATAGCCGCCTCGTGTGGTTTTAAAACCAACACTACAGAATACTGAGAAACAACTAACAATTTGTGTGTAACCAAAATTATCAATCCAAAAGCCAACTCCGCCTTGTGCAATTTGTGTAAATGCATCTGCAACAAAACTAAACACAAGTGATGCAGGATCATATTGATTACCGTCAACATATAGGCCGCCACCGCCGCCTGTGTCATTAACTTGTTTGCCAGAAGGTAAAGCAGGATAATCTTCAACCATTAATGGTTTAGCACCAGGTTCAATTCCTGGTATCTGCACTGTTTCGAATGGAATAAATTCTGTGCCGTCATTCAACCAAGGACCATTCATATTTGTACAGTTTTGTATATATGGTGATGTTGTTACAAGTGCGCCTTCTCGTATTTCAGCACACCATCCTGGATATCTTAACCCTCTCATAGTAAGTTCGTGTAAGTAACAACCATTTCCCATATAGAAAATAGTTTGCGTATTATTTCTTGGGAAAATTCTAGTATTTCTTAAATCACCAGTACCTCTAATAGTAACAAAATCTGGTAGAGTTATTGGATTTGATTCATAGAAATCTCCTGGTCCTACAAGAATTGTAGTACCCGGGCTTGATGAAGCGACAGCACTTTTAATTGTTGCTTTCGCTCCGTCTGGTCCTAAACTTTTACCGTCATTTAAATCATTACCGTCTTGGGTAACATAAAGTATGTCAGTAACTTCAGAACCGCTTGCGTTTCCTGTAACAACTAAGTCGCCGTCAATCGTAACCTTGCGACCGCTTGGTTCGATTAAGACTTCGCCATCTGCTGTTAATGTTACACTAGTGTCTCCTATTAACCTGCTATGTAACGACTGTCTCTTAAAATAATCCATTTATACTTCCAAATAACTTACTGTAACACTTAAATTTTGTGGGTTAGCACCTACAAACACTAATCTGTCATCTGCCTCTAAAATCAATCTTTCTACATTAAATGTAAATGTATCTGCCGCTGCAACTTTTAAGTCATTTAAAACTAAATTTCTAAGTGTTTTACTTTGACCAGCTGGTATAACGTGCATATCAAATGTTGTATCATTTGCACCACTAGAGTCATCAAACTGGTTGTTACACACTAGAACTGTAGTTATAGCATATTTCTTAGCTGCTGGGACAGTAATTAATATTGTATCTGTGCTTGCTATTTGTGCGTTTACTATTGCCATTTCTGTTCCTTTAAAATATTATACTGAAAAGTAGTGCTTTGTTCCGACTTGCTAGTTCGTCTTGAGTTGTATCTTCATTTACAAAAAATATACCTGTTCCTCCATCTGCTAATGGTTTACTATATAACGAAACTCCATCAGTTGGTACAACTGGGTCTGCTAATTTTTTGATAGTAGTAGCAGTATCTAATCTAACACCGCCAGTACCTGCTCCTGCAAGAACAACATCGCCATTAACATCGCTAGATGTAATAGAATTAGCAGTAATTTTAATATTGCCAATTTCTAAGCGATTCTCAAACATTGTTGCTAACAAATTGTCATCGATTTTAAATTCAATTCTACTTGTTGATGAATCAACTTCAAAGTCAAAAGTTTTTACACTAGTAGGTGTAGTATCGCCTTTTGAAATACCTGTTTGTAAGTTTTGTGTTGTGTATCCTCTTACAAAGTCTTCAAGTAATCTAGCCGATACTAATGCGTCATCGTCGTTTGGTAAAACTAATTTTGTTGGATTACTGGCATTAGTAGTAATGTCATCGCCTGTGTAGTCATACACTTGCTTTTCGTAATCAGTGGTACCTGTAACTGTAACAATACCTGTACCTTCAGCTAGTAAAGTTAAATTGTTACTTCCTATAGTATCTGGTCTAATACTAGATGCAACTAATCCGTTAATAGCATTAGTTGAGTCTTGTAATATCCAACTACCTTGACGAGCTATTCCGCCACTAATACTTTGTACTCTTTCGTCCCAGAAGAAGTAAGCATCATTTGCGATTCCACGCTCAACAATTAAACCGGCTGTGTTTAATGTAACTCCGCTGCCTGTTTCACCTGCGTTGACAGTAATAGTATTATCTTCAACTACAAGATCACTAGATCCAATAGATGTGCTTTCACCTTGAACTGCAAGATCACCGGTTACTGTGACAGCACCTGCTGGTCCTACATCTAATTCAATGCTTCCGCCATTATCTACTTTGATTACATAAGAATCTGCGCCGATTCTATTGATACGTTGAGCCATTTAGAAACTCCTTAAATGGCTGTCAGTCTTAACAATGATTCGGTAGAGTCGTCCTCAGTAGTCCAAGTATAACGGTTACCGTCCCAATCAACTGCTGTTCTGTTGAATAGTTTCTTCAGAATAACAGGACTGCCTGCTAAGCCAACTAATGACATTTCTGCTGCTGCATTTGGAGCAACTTCATTAACAAGTCTGCATACGAATGTATCAGAACCGTTAGTTGTTACTGTAAATTTGTTTGTACCTTTTTGATTCACAATGTAACCTTCTACACTTGATGATCCGTTGTGATATCTAACTGGTATTGTTGGTGTGGTGGCTCCAGTAGCGCCAAAGTTTCTTTTATTAATAGGTCTTCCCATTTGTTTTCTCCTGTTTAGAAGTCCGATGCCCGTTCTATGAGCTACGCTGCGGGTACAGCATAAGTCCGCCTTGCGGCATACTATCTGACAATAGTATTTATCCTTTTCGAAAAAATGGGTTATAATGTTCGTAAAAAAAGGCCCACCGAAGTAGACCTTTTTCTATAATGTTGATAGGTTGGACTTCAGAATACCAACAACCCGGCTTTGCAGTCTGTTCTGCTAAATCACCAAGAGCCTAGTATCAAACAGTTACGTTTAAAGTCGCATCTTCGTGTCTCCACGCTCATACGCTGTCACTACAACTACTAGCCAAGTTTGAGACCTGCTATCTCTCTTCCTTGCACTATCTAACTAGGACCGTCGTCTTTGTTATGTACTTAATATAGCATATACAAAATAAAAGTCAACCTATTTTTACAATATTTTCTGCATATCTTCTATTATTTTTTTCAATTTGTTCATATTCAACACGATCACCAATAATTAGTTTATGTTGATTTTTATCAAACAGTACGTCAACACGTACTTGACCAAATGCATCTGGACGTACAACACCCCATTTACCTGTAAACTTATAAACCTGACCTTTGTATATCATTATATTACTCCTTGTGGGTATTTACTCATAAAAATAGGCCCCGTAGGGCCTATTTTGAACTTGTAAAGTTTAGCTTATGAGAAACTCAAGTTACCTGTGTTCACTTCAACTTTCTCTACGTAGTCAGCTGCGTTACCAAGAGACGAAGCTGTGTTTGACAACTCAACATATCCATAACGAGTCATAAATGATACGACTGGCTCAAATGATGTTGGGTCAAGTACAACGCCACTACTCATTAACGGAATGTATGGGCAGTAGAACGCTGCTGCGTCTGATTCTGAAGAACCTTTGTATCCAACTAATACATCATCATCTGCTGCATATGTGTTTACGTAGATTTTCATTGCACCGTTCAAAGTACCAACCATTTTAGTATTTGTTGGTGCTTCAAAAGTACCTTCAGTTGTTCTTGCGAACGCTGAAGTTGTTGCTGACTGAAGTACAGTCAAAATTGCTGGAGAAACAACAGCCCAGTTACCTGCGCCTCTACGTGTTCTCTGTGCAATTCTGTTTGCTGCTCTGTTAACTAGAACTGCTAAAGCTGCGTGTTCGTCGCCAACAAATGTAGCTGTACCAGATACTGCTGCTTGGTTATAAGTGTCTGTACCTGTTCCTGCTAAAGAAGCAAGTGATCCTAGGACCTCTTGATCGATTTCTGCAGTAATTTCTTGAGCAAGTGCTGCCATAATTTCTGCTTCTACATCGATACCGTGCTGGCTTTGAGCGTCTTGTGCCGCTTCAAATGTCCAACGTGCTGATAACTTACGTGATTTAGCTTCAACAGTCTGTTTCAAGATCTGAATGCTAAGTTTATTACCAGCTGCACCTTCTAGAGCTGCTGTTGCTGCTGCTTTACCACTGGTTGCACCAGAATATGCTTCAGCAATTTTGAATGGTGAAAGTGCTTCTTCTCCAGCTGTTGCTCCGCTTGCGCCTGAGCCTGCTGTATCAGAGTAACGTACTCTCAATGTGTGGATTTGACCCACTGGACCTGTCATTGGCTGAACACCAACGATTTCGTTTGCAATCACTGTTGGCATAACACGTCTGATCACTGGTAGGATCACACGGTTAAGTGTTGCGATATTGCCGGCAGAGGTAGCTCCAGCACCTGCAGTCTCAGCCAAATACTTGCGTGTATTCTCAAGTGTTGACGCCATAACTGCTTTCTTATTGCCATTTAGGCCTTCAAGAAGTGCTGTTTTAGTCTCTTGCCAGCGACTTTCTAATAGTTCTGACATTGTTATCTCCTTAATTCAAACCAGCTAAACGCTTGATATCAACTACGTTGCTATCAGCCTTTGCTGTTATATCAGTTGTTTCTGTTCTGTTGCCTGTTACTTCTTTTGCCTCTGCTAAAACTGCCTTCTTCGTTGGACTCTTGCCGTCGATAACTGCCGGTAAGTATTTCTCAAACTGTGATTGTAATTTTCCTGTTTGAACTGATTCTAACAAGTCCATCATTATTTCTTTCTGGTCAATGCTCAACGGAGCTACTAAACCATCAATACTTTCTTTGCGTGACACAGATTCAGTGATCTTTTTGTTCTCTGCTGCCTGTGCTTCTGCAAGTTTGATTGCTTTAGACGCTGCTTCTTTTGCTTCTGCAAGCTGTTGGTCTTTAGTACCTACAACCCTTAGTAGTTTAGAAGTTTCACTCTTCTCGTTAAGATATGAGTGTTGATATTCGTTAGCAAATGCTTCGAATAATTTACGTCCAAAATCATTTTCACGTGCTGCTTCAATATCTTCTTTCAGTGAAGAAATCTCTTTTGTGAGACCCTTTGATACTGTTTCTGATACCAACGCTGCACTTTTCTTAATAAACGTTGACTTAACGCTACTAAGATGTTCTTTGGCTTCACGTACTAAACGTACTTTTGTTTCGGCCAAGTCTTTTTTGTCTTCGTAAAATTCTGCAAGTTCTTTCGCAAGTGATTCTACTACAAACTCTTCTAGAGCAACAAATTTATCTGCCATTGCTTTTTGATCGGAGTGCAGTTCTTTAATTTCTGTAGCAAGTTGCTCAGAAACAAAAGATTTCATTAGATTAGCATTTTTACGCTGAGCAACAGCAAATTTTGCTTTTGCTTCTGCTAGTTGTTTACGATCGTCTTGGAATTCTGCGATTTCTTCTGCTAGTTTTTCTGTAACAAGACTATCAATGGCTTCTACCATTGTAGTTTTATCGTGTTCATACTTTTTAGCAAATTCTTCGCGTAGTTCACTAGTAACTTCAAGTCGATTTTCTTTAACTTTTGCGTTCCACGCTTCCTCTAATTCAGAACGTACTTCTTCTGATAGTGCGTCATTTTCGAAGAGATTTTTGAGTGCATCTAACATTAATTTCTCCTCGTTATTGGAGCCTGTCTATTATATTCAATAGACTCTCTTTTAAATACTTTTGTGCCTTTTTGTCGCCTTGTACTTCTCTTGAATTTAAAAATGCCTTGTATCCGCCTCTTTCGTTCATTAAATGTTCGTAAATTGGTGTTGGATACGCACCGGGGGCGCTGGGCTGAGCCACAACGTCCACAGTTATTATTTCGAATCCGGCGACTTCTCCGCCGCCGTCTACTTCGCCACTACCTCTCGATGAAACACCAAGTTTGACGCCGCTTTCAAGCATTGTCTTTACTAGTTGTCCCATCGGAGTTGGTAGTACTTTAAGTTTTCCGTAACCATTAGGTCCGTCCATCCACATTTCATTAATCATATGGCTAACACGGTCTAGGTTAATATTAAGTCCTTCAGGATGATCTACTTCGCCTAACACTGAGTAGCCGCCACTAATTTGTTCGTTGAGTGTGGTGACAGCCCTGCTAATCTCATTTACGGGATAAACACGCTGATTTGCGTTTTTGACTCCGCCTTGAATACAAATGCCTTTCATAAAAAGGTCTTTGCCGTCATTAGCAGACTCAACTACAATCTTAGCCTGGTCGAAACTCAAATGTTCGTTTAAGTGTTTCATCTTTTAGTCCTTAAGCGCCAATTGTTGATTTAGTATTAGCGCCGTTGTCTCCCTTTGCAGGGGCTTTTGCTGAGTTCATTTTCCCAGCTTTTCCACCAGGAACGTTTACGTTACCAGCGGTATCTGTTTTTGGTGCGCTTGCGCCAGTACCTTTTTCATCAGCTGATCCACCTTTTGCAATATTTGCAGATGATCCGCCCATATTATTTGCACCAGCAACTACTGATTTTGCATTAGCACCGTTGTCACCCATTGATGCTGTTACTTTATCAGTATATTCACGCATCACTTCTGTGTTTGACTTGGCAACTTTTGACTCTTCTACTTCTTCGTCACTTGCTTCATCAACTTCTTCATCAGTTGCTTCGTATGCAAATGCTTCTTCTTCAGCATCGTCGTCGTCGCCTTCTTCGGAATCCATATCCATTGGCATTTCGTCACCTGCTTCATCGTCTGCTGGTGCTTCATCGTCCATCATAGATTCAAATTCTGCTTTTAATGCTTCTAATTCATCTTCTAGATCCATTACACGATCTTCGATGTCGCCGTCGGCATCGTCCATACCCATTTCGTCGCCTGCTTCATCGTCGCCGGCGTCCATATCCATATCTGGCATTTCGATGTCGCCTATCATAGCGTCTGCTGGGTCAGCTTCTACTGCTGGTTCATCAAAGAATCCTTCTTCAACTTCTTCATCAGTAGCTTCATCAACTTCTTCGTCAGTAGCTTCGTCAACTTCTTCATCAGTTGCTTCGTCTAAATCTTCGTCATCTGATTCATCGACTTCTTCGTCAGTAGCTTCATCAACTTCTTCGTCAGTTGTTTCATCTACTTCTTCTTCATCTTCGAGTAATGATTCGTAAATATCTCTTGATTTTTCCACTACAATTTCGTGGAAAAGTTCTGCTGCTTTTTCGCGATCTTCATTAACAAGATGCTCAAGCATTTCTTCAAACTTATTGCTGTCAGTCATTGTTATCTCCTTTAGTTATCTTTACAAGGCTGTCTATTATATTTACACTTTATATAAAATATACGCTTAAAATGGGGTCAAAACAGCGTATTTTAGGATTTCATTGGGGTTAAACCAAAAAAATCAATAAAATTATCAATTGTGATGTGTTTTAAATTATTACAATCTTTTAATGTGTCCGGTATATAGCTTTCCTCATTTGCCGTAACTCTAACGTATTTAGTACGGACAAACTGATTTATACAAGTCATTGTTTGCCTCTGCCAATTACCGTAGTATGTAGCTCTATCTTGTGTATTTTTATAATTTTGGGTGCCGGCATATATGTTGTTTACATACTCTTGTTTTTCACCAAGCCCGGTATAATCAAACCCTAAAATATATATTTCTGCATTATCGTGCATACTGGCCATATGCAATGCAGTGGGTCCGCTACTCCATCCTTTATTAGGATTAAATTTATTGATATTAGGATCTTGCTTGGTTAGTTTGTTTGGATTACTCCAAACTTGGTGCTTATGATGATAGTTTGTTTTTTGTATTTCCATTATCATTTTTGTGTCAACAGCAACAAGATAATCTGGTGCAAACGTTCTATATAGTGCATTGCAACCATATATTGTTCCGTGTTGTTTTAAATCAAATGGATTAACTTTTTTACGACTTATGCCATTTCCTAGCACAAACGCTACTTTTTTGCTTGACATTTGTCACCTTTTGTTAAACTGCGGCTTGTGCTTGTGCGGCCAGTCCGTACATTTGTTTAACAAATTCTAACTCTTTTGTAGTTTCTTTTTGGTGATTTTCTGAGGCTTTACGTGCCTTGTTGATATCTTTTAAAGAAAGTCTTGTTTTCCTTGAATCATCAACTTTCATCACACTGGTATCATCAGCCGGACTATAAGTAAGGTCTTCAATTGGTTCTAGGTTGTCTTTGTCAAAGTAAAAAAGTTCTCTAAGTATCATAGTTTTATTTATACAGTTTGGTCAGTTGGTGCTGCCTCTGCTCCTCCGATATCGTCACCTGTTGCAGTCTCAGGCGGAGTGCCTTCTCCTGCATCTATTGCATCACCTTCGTCGCCAAGCTCAGTTTCTAAGCCTCCAAAGTCGTCGGTAATACCTGCGCCTGATAATCCTGCTGCACCCATTTCGGGCTGCTGTGCTGCTGCATCTAAGTTGTCTTGATTTTCTTCTTGCCATAGACGTTCATTTTCTGCTATTTCTTCATCGCTCATACCTAAAAAGCGTTTTAATGCAAATCTATTTGACATAAATGGCACCGATTGGATAGTACTAAAGGTGCTGATTCTATTGTTGTCAAGTTCGGCTTGTCTATATGCAGCAAAGTTTTGAGGTGGTGTTAGATCTAAATCAAACATTGAATAATCAACATTAACACCTTTGTTTTTAAGATATAATTTAAATTCTAAGTTAAAAACTTCTTCAAGCATTCCTTGTAAACGTTCGCAATATTTGTTAAATCTTAGCTCTTGAATGTATGCTGTACCTACTCGCCCATCGTTGTATTGACTTGCCCCATCGTCTGCGCCTGTGGGTAAGTAACTGCTAGGAATACGCAATCCGCGAACCAATTTGTTAGTAAAGTATCTAAGGTCATCAATCTCTCCTAGGTTTGTACCGCCTGGTAGTGTTTCAACTTTTGATCCACGTCCTTCAGCAGTTTGAGGGAAAAAGTAATCTTCGTTGATTGACAGTGGATTGTATGAGCTGTCTATGACATTTGTTCCGCCACCTGTCTTGGATGGGATGCGTCTTTGATGTATTTCCGTTTTTACACGCTCCACAAACTGCATAGCAAGGTGCGAAGGCATATTGCCCACATCAACGTAGAATACTCTGCGCTCCGGCGCACGTTGTACTCGATAGATAATAATAGCATCTTCGAGTAATTCTTTTTGTTTGTATACTTTAAAAATACTTTCAAGTAAACTATTACCAAAAGGAAAGTTTTGATCCAATCCTTCACTCATCGATAAGTGAACTACATTATTTGCATCAACAAATGTTTCGCTTTGGTCTGTTTGCCATCTACTTGTTCCAGATGGAGGTGTTGCTGATCCTGTAGCTGCTTTTTGACTAACAGTCTGGTAGCCCGATGTTCCGCCTGGACCGTAGCTGTTTTGCTGATTTAAAGGTGTTGCTTCTAAAGCACCAAATGCAAAATTTAAATTCTTTACAACATATTGTTCAGGACGTTTTCCTTCACTTTCGTTTACAATAATCTTTGTTACTTGGCTAGGATCAACGTGGAACCATTTTTGTGATTCAGGATCTCTGATAAAAAATTGGTCTCCGTATTTAAAAGAATTACGTATAATACGGAACATACGAGTATCAAACTGTTGAATTTTACACCATTGTTTTAGATACTCTCCTAATATTTTTACCTCTGAATTATTAGCTTGTTTTTTAAAATTTATATTAAAATGTGTATCGTTGTCAGAAGCTTTTTGTGAACAAAACTCAGCAAGAATATCTAATGCTGCATTCACTTCGCTGTCACTATCCATTGTATTATATTGATTGTATCTTTCGATACGGTTAGGCGAACCTACATAAACATCAGGTAAATGGGAACTGTAATTAGAAGCAGCTGGTCCCGGACCTGCTTGTCCTTTCATAGTAAATGGACTATAACTTCCATTTGAATTATTACTTGTTGGGACTGGTGTAAAAAATTTCTTCCAACTCACGTGCCTATTCCTTTTAGCATATTGCCGCTTAACCCTTTAGTAGCTCTAAATTGTCTCTTACCTGTATCAGCTGCACCACTTTCTACTCTTAGTAAACTTTCTAATAGCGAATTTTGTGTGTTTAATTTTCCTTCAAGCATAGAGACCATTGTTTCTGTAATACTATTACTTATCGTATCTGTATCATTATTATACGACGAAGTGGCATTATTGTCAATCTGTGATCGCAATCCTCGCATCATAGTAAGTAAATTACGAGTATTTTCAGTGCTTAAAACATTTCCTGGCCCGGTAATAAGTTCAGGACCCATTTCTCCTGTAACTCCTACTTCGCCTGATCTAATATATCCTCCTGATGCAAACCCTCTTCCGGTAAATCCACTCCTTTTATAGTCAGCAAGTCTACTATTTGTAAATGCTTGTCCTGTCTTTTGTATAGCAGTCGAAAGTTCGGATTTCATTTTATCTATTTCTGCACCGATACTATCTGCTTGTTGTGTTTGTCCTGTAAGCATTGCTTCAGTTTGTCTTGCACTAAGCTGCGCAATTTTTTGTTCAGTTTCTGCAACTTGTGCTCTTGCATCGCTTAATTCTTCTGATAATGTTTCAGCATTTGTATTTGCATTTTCGTCTGTTGCTAGTTCAGGTACACCTAAATCATTTACTGTCATATTTTCAACATCACCGACTTCCATATTAGGCAAATTCTCGATTGCAAAACGTCCCTTTTCGTATACTCCTGCAACGTTTTCTGATGCTCTAAATAAATTATCAACAACTCCGCCAAGTTGTGTTGTAATCTCTCCTGCACTTGGCATTGCAGCTTGTACTTTTTGTAATGCAGTAACACCCATTTCTTCTAAGTTTTTAAGTGCAGTTTGTTGTGTTGCAAGCACCATTTTTTGAGTGGCTTCGTTTAATTTAATAGTTTCATCTATGAGATTTTTTGTATCTTCGGCACCCATTTGGA